ACGAACAACTTATTGAAATGAAAGCAAATTTAAAAGTTGTTGAAGAAGAAATTAATATGGCAGATGCAAAAAATTTTAAAGGATTTGGAAAAAAATGAATGTAAAACTAGTTACAATAACTCCAGATGCAGAGAAAACTATGGCATATGTTGCCAGAGTATCTAATCCCAAAAATCAAGATAATGAAAAGTTTGCTGGTCTTTTAAAATATTGTATTAAGCATGGTCATTGGTCTGTTTTTGAGCAGGCACATATGACATTGGAGATTGATACTACTAGAGGACTTGCTGCACAGATTTTACGGCACCGTTCTTTCACTTATCAGGAGTTTTCTCAAAGGTATGCTGATAGTAGTTTGTTAGAAGAGGACATTCCTATTCCTGAATTGCGTAGACAAGATACAAAGAATCGTCAGAATTCTACAAATGATTTGGATCCTAAACTTGTACATGATTATGAGATAGGAATTAGAAAGCATTTTGATAATGCTATGTGGTTGTATAAAGATATGTTAGCCAATGGTGTGGCAAAAGAATCTGCACGGTTTGTATTACCTCTTGCTACTCCTACACGACTTTATATGACAGGTTCTTGTCGTTCATGGGTTCATTATATAAATCTTAGATCGGCACATGGAACACAAAAAGAGCATATGGAGATTGCAAATGCTTGTAAAGGTATTTTTATTGAACAATTTCCTTCTGTTTCTGAAGCTCTTGAATGGGTCTAAATAATTTTATATAATTTTATAATTTATGGCTACTTATCCTGTTGTTAATAAAGAAACTGGTGAACAAAAAGAAGTTGAAATGAGTGTTCATGAATGGACTCAGTGGAAAGAAGATAATCCTGAGTGGGATCGTGATTGGTCTGATCCATCAACTTGTCCAGCATCTGGTGAGGTGGGTGAATGGAAAGATAAATTACTTAAATCAAAACCTGGATGGAATGATGTTCTTCGTAAGGCACAAAAGGCACCAGGATCTACTGTAAAAACACTTTCATAATATGGCAAGAAGAAAAAAAGTAACTGGTGGTCAACCAATTGGCGTTGGATTGACTACGAAGCAAATGAAAAAAAGAAAACCATTAAATGCCGATTATTTGGTAGAAATTGCTCCTATTACAGAGAATCAGAAGATTTTATTTGATTCTTATGCTAATAATAAGCATTTAGTTGCATATGGATGTGCAGGTACTGGTAAAACATTTGTTACTCTTTATAATGCACTTAAAGATGTTTTAAATGAAAATACACCATATGAAAAAATTTATCTTGTTCGTTCATTAGTATCTACTAGAGAAATTGGTTTTCTTCCTGGAGATCATGAAGATAAGGCAGACATTTATCAGATTCCTTATAAGAATATGGTAAAGTTTATGTTTGAGATGTCTTCTGATTCAGAATTTGAGATGCTTTATGGCAATCTTCAGGCACAAGATACTATTAAGTTTTGGAGCACTTCATTTTTAAGGGGAACAACGTTAGATAATGCTATTGTAATAGTTGATGAATTTCAAAATTTAAATTTCCATGAACTTGATAGTATAATCACAAGAGTTGGAGAAAATACTAGAATTATGTTTTGTGGGGATGCCAGACAAACAGATCTTGTAAAAACTAATGATCGTAATGGTATTATAGATTTTATGAACATCTTGCGTAAAATGCCATCTTTTGATATAATAGAGTTTGGAATCGAGGATATCGTTCGTTCTGGACTTGTTAAAGAATATATTATTGCAAAAATGGAAGCAGGTATGTAATGTTTAATCATGTTGATTTGAGTCTCTGTCCATTAGAGAGGGAGACTATTGAAGGTGTAAGGTACTATAAAGTTCCTGATTTTGAGGAGTATATTAAGTTAGTATCAATTACATCTGTAACTAGTCATTTTAATAAAGAGATTTTTGTTAATTGGAGAAAAAAGGTTGGAAATGAAGAAGCAGATCGGATTACTAAAGCGGCAACAAGTCGTGGAACCGATATGCATACTCTTACAGAGTATTTTTTAAAAAATGAAGAACTTCCTAAAGTTCAACCTATTTCCGAATTTTTGTTTAAGATTTCTAAACAAAAGTTAAATAATATAAATAATATATACGCCTTAGAAGGTCCTCTTTATAGTAGGCAATTGGGGATTGCAGGAACAGTTGATTGTATTGCTGAGTACAATAACGAACTATCAATAATTGATTTTAAAACATCTAAAAAACCTAAACCACGAGAGTGGATAGAACATTATTTTGTTCAATGTATGGCATACGGATGTATGTTATATGAATTAACAGGAATTTCTGTTAAGAAATTGGTTATCATTATGGCTTGCGAAAATGGAGAATGTGTAGTTTATGAAGAATATGACAAATCAAAATACATCAAACTTCTCAGCAAATATATTAGAAAATTTGTTGGAGATAAGTTGGAACTCTATGGAAAATAACAAAGAACTAGAGAAAGCAATAGAAAATAAATTTTTAACCCCTCAAAAATTTGCTATTGAAATAGAAAAAATTGTTGCGGAAGAAAATTTAAATTACATTGATGCTATTGTTCATTATTGCGAAGTTAATAGTATTGAACTTGATTCAATTACAAAATTAATTTCTAAACCTTTAAAGGAAAGATTGAAATATGATGCAATTAATTTGAATTTTATGAAAAAAACTTCTTCCGCTAAACTTCCATTATAATGCCTACTCAATCTGAATTAATGCATTGGAGACTTCAAGCATTATTACGAGAGCATGATTGGGATGATTTAGAATATTTGGGTGTTCGTCCTGATAGTATAGGTATTGATCAACATTGGTATCGATTAGGAAATGTGGAAGTTCCTGTTGATTCTATTAAAGAATTTGATTGTGAAGAGATTGATGAAAGTGACTCCATTTGAAACATATCAATCTTACCTTTCAATGAAAAGTCATTTTACTAATCCTAAGTATGACTTTTTTAAATATGGGGGTAAGTCAAGAGCTACAATGTCTTCCTTTAATAAAAGGAAAGATAAGTATTGGTTTGAAAAAACTTCTAGAAAATATTCTGATCAAGAAGTATTGGATTTTTTATTAGCAAATTTTGTATCCACCGATAACCCACAAAACTTATGGATTGGAGAAATTATCAATTCTGGAGAAAGGACTTACGAAGATTGGATGAGAAGGAAACAGAGTTTAACTTACTTGTTCAAGGAACAATCAGACAAATTACTATCCAACAGAAACTTGAACGATCTATTCGATTGCTCGAAGGGACATCCAATTCTACTGAAGAGATTTCTAGGTGGAGATATAAATTTAGAAACCTTGGTAATCTTCGAAAAAGTTTTTTCTTTCGCAAAAAACTTTGATAAAAAGTTGGATGATCCAGTATGGGAAACCGTAAGTCTTAAAATAAAAAAATATATACCGTTCATAAATATTAATGTCTTTCAATATAAGAAAATTTTAAAGGAGGTACTTAGTAATGGCTCTTGAGAATAATGAAGTTCTTCAGAATTTAACAACACAACTTGAACAGGTTACGGAACAATTAAACACTTTAACTAATACTCGTATTAGACTTTTAGGTGCTATTGATGTTCTTCAACAAATTGAAAGTAGTAAACTTGAAGATGATGATACTCCTGATGAAGTTTCTGAAACTGAGGTGGTAGAAGAGGAAAATGAGTGAATTTTTTAATTCTGAAATTGTTCGTGAAGAAATAACTGAAATTAATGAATTGCAGGAAAAGATTTTTGCAAGTCTAATAACATTTCCTAAAATGGATCGTGAAGAACAGATAGAACATATTGATACATTGATTACATTGTTGGAAAAACAACGTGTTATGTATACTAGACTATCTTTATCAGATGATCCTGCAGCAATTAAAATGAGAGAAGAATTGAAAAAATCAGTTTCTTTAATGGGATTTCCTCCCAATACTAATATGAAAATGTTATTTGATAAAATGAGTGAAAGCGTTCAAATGCTCAAACAATCTATTGACAATTGAGTAAAATTTTATTATAATATCCAAGTAAATCCAATTAATCCAATTAATCCAAATGTCTTTCGCAGATCTTAAAAAACAATCCAAATTAGGTTCTTTGACCGCAAAATTGGTTAAAGAAGTAGAAAAAATGAATAATGCTGGCGGTAGTACTGATGACC